TAGGTTTACGGTGCCGTTGGCCACGGTCAGCAAAAAAGGGTCGGCATCCAGCTCGTCGGCTTCCACCCGGATTTGTGGGTGGTGGCGCGACAGCTCGATCATCGCTGCGATCCGTGAACCGAACTCGCTGGTAATCGCCCACTGGAACACCTTCTTGGCCTGGTCGCCATCGCTGATCTCGGCGGCCTCCTTGCGGATGTCTACGGCGGTCTGTACCGCCAGCATCTTTACCCGGCTGGCGCTCCCTCGTTTCCATTGCCGACCGTCCCACCACAGCCAGCCCATGCCCTCGGCGTATTTCACCGCGTCGTGGTGGTCCCGGACGAAACGCTCCATGTTGCCAACGTCAGTACACGCCAGCGGTTTGATCTTTTTGGCCGGAGCCGATCGAGGTGACGCTAGTCCAGATTGCCAGCCACTATCAAGCGTTTTGTATTGGTCGCGTGGAGCCCCCAGGTCCCGTACAAGGCTTTCCAGCGCATCTCGTGCTCCAGTTTCCTCCAACTCTCCGCCAGCGGCGAGCTGGCCAATGGCAAAGGCGGTCTTGTTGAGCTGTTCGTTGAATGTTTCTGCATCCGGGTGCATCTCCCACGATTTGGTGAGCTTATCCAGCTCCTTTTTCATGCCCTTCAGGCCGTACGTTGTCCCGGCATCGTCCTTGCCGTACCGGGGCGCCCTGGTCTCGCCAGCGGTGGCCAGCTTGGGCTGCAAACCCCGGGCGATCTCCACCAGTTCCTGGGGCAGAGGGGCCAGGTCCATCTCGACAAATACCGAATAACCGGTCGTCGGCGGCAGAACCACATACGCGTTCGGTCCGGCTTTTACGTCGATGCCCCGGCCCAGCACTGGACGTTGATTCAGGATCGAGGCGATCTCCGGATCGCACTCGAATACCAGGTGCCGACCGCCGCGCTTGGTGTGGTGCTCCCGGGTGTCGGGCCACTCCCGACCGCCCCGGATCGCTTTATCCCAGGTAGCGTCACTGCCGTTCCGAGGATCCAGGTCGACCACCAATCGACCGGCCAGACCACCACCAATACCAGCGTTCGGGTACAGCCGCCACCAAACGTCCACCGTGATCGGATCGGTGGTCGCATCATGCACCCCATGTCCGTATTTACCGCATTCACCCCGACATTTTGGGTCGCCCCGTTCGTGTGGCGACTCGATCCGGGGAAGGTATCCATTGTCCACCAGGGGGAAAACAGGCCAGCCAGCCTCGGCCCAGCCCAACGCCGCCCACAGATTTCGTATCAAATCAGCCCCCTCGTCACATCCGTCCCGGACATCACACCACCGGGATGCCACTGGCCACCACCCCAACGTTCGGAGTGGTGGCCAGCTTTGGTTGGCTGCCCGGACATGGACCCAGCATTTACCGTGGTACTGCGCTCACGGCACCAACCTGGTCGGGTCAGAAGTCGAAATCGTCCGCCGCACCCGCTCCAGCGACGACGCCCGCCATCTCACCGTCGAGCGGCAGCAGGGACTCGATCTCGTTCCCGATCTTGCCCTTGCGCTTGCCCGATCCGATCACCTTCTGGATCACGTAGGCGCGGACATCACGACCGACCAGCTCGTCGGTGTCGGTGTCGACCGAGACACCGTACGCGTCGAACGGCGCGACGAACAGGCCATTCAGGAAGTCGTAGTACTCGGCGCCCTCCGGCGGCAAGGTGCACCGGTGCCAGAACTTGGCCGAGACCTGCTCCTCGCTCTCGTCGTCGGGGCTGATGTCGAACTTCCAGATCCAGACCGGAGCACCGAGCAGCTTGGGGTCCTTGGCCTTGTTGACCTTGTCGACCTCGACACCGGTCAGCCGGATCCGGTAAGTGCCCTCTTCGAGAATCGGGAACTCACCGGCGGGGGCGTTCTCGGCCGACGCTGACGCCTTCTTGGCGCGGCTGGCTGCAAGCTTTGGCATATTTCACGCAACTTTCTGGGTGTTTTTGCTGGCCTTGGCACGAGCCGTAGCCTGGGCTTCCTCAGCGGCCTTGGCCGACGCCATCGCGTCGCGCTCCGCCTTGCGGCGCAGCATTTCCAGGGCGTACCGGCGCTGAATCGGGTCGACCGGCAATCCCTCGGCGTCCTTGTCCCGCGTGATGTCGTCGTTGACGTACTGCACGAGCCGCTCGAACGTGGGCACGTGCAGCTTGGGGGAAGGAAGCGAATCGAGCCGGTCCTTGGCGATGTATTTGCCAGTGGCCCGAGTGTGTGCCACGTAAAGCGGTCCGTCGGCATCGTCGCCGTCCACATACGTGTGCAACACGCAGGCCACATACCCGGCGATGTCGCCCTGCAGACCGGGGTTTACCTTGGGGCCATACCGGACTGTACCGTCCGATTCATCCACGTCCCGGCGCTCCAGGGCGGCCCAGGCCAGGTGGCACGGCAGGTCCCGGTACTTACGGAACAGCCGCCGAATCATCTCGGTGACGACTCCCCAGCTGTCCCGATCGATTCGGAACTGGCTGATCTCGCTGGTGTCCTCACTCATCCGCTCGGCCTTGCGGATCGCCTTCTCGACCGCCGCGTCGTTGGTCTGCTCGACCAGCTTGGCGACGATCTCGCCCATCGAGTCCATGCAGACCCCGGCGAACGAGAGCGGGTCCCTGTCCAGCTCGGACTTGATGTCCCAGTACAGACCGTCCAGGGCGTCGTACGTGATGTCGGTGAACGGACCGATGTTGTCCACGTTCACACCGCGCTTCATCAGCGGCTTTTTCTCCAGCCCTGCCTCAGAATCCACGTAGACGACCGGACCGAGATTCGCCATGGAGGCAAGATGACTGGTTTTGCCCGAGCCAATGTCACCGTAATAACCGGCGCGGACGAGCTGGCGCTGGTTACTCAGGGGGGCAGGCAGATTTGCGATGATTCCTCCTTGCGTTTTCTTGATTGATTGCTTCATACCAGCTTTGGGACCGGGACCTGGACACCCGATGCAGAGCCAGCGGGGAAGAGAAATCGCATTTTAGCCGGGCTCCGTGACGAACCTGGCCCACCTGGCGCTCTTCCCCGCTGGCCGCCCCTAGGAACCCCGAACCGTGCACCCTGGCAATGGAGCACGGGCCAGCGGACCGACCTGCCAGAGGATCGTACAACGCCGCGTGCCAGCCTGTCAATCTGTGGTCTACGTGATGTCTGGGGCGGGTGAAGTCACCGTCACGGTCGGCCCTGGAACGGTCCTGGTGACTGTCGCCCGGACAGTACTCCGGCGGGTCCTCGTGACCACGCGGGGGGCGCCGGGGGCTCGGACCGTCACTCTGGGACCCGGCTTCGCTGCAGGGGTCTCGGTGACCGTCCGGACGGGCTGGGGGCGGTTGCCCACTGAGTTGATCCCGAGCTGATACACGATGAACAGCCAGGCCGCAATCACCAGGACGCCGAACGTCCACAAGGCGGCCTTGCCTCGGCTGAACCGGTGCTTGGGCTGGCCACGGTGCGACAACGGCTTCTCCTCCGAGGTGTCGAAATCGACCCGGCGGTGCATCTTATTGCGAGCGTACTCGGCCAGCTCGGCGCCGGTCGGGTCCGGCAGCTGCATGGTGTCCGGCTCGACGACCGGCTGAGGGGCGGTGTCGGCCACGTGCCACGGCATCATCAAATCGTTGGCCTCGGTCGGCGGGTGGCCCAAGTCGGCCTGGCCGACTATGCTGTGGTGCGGTTCACCCGGCCCGCCCTCGGGCGGGATTCGGTGTGCGTCGTGCGGCATTGGTTTTCCCCTTTCGGACAGCGAGCGGCCCCCGCCCTTTCGGACGGGGGCCCTGGCCCGCTTGTTACTTGACGGTCGTGAAGCTTCCGGCGACGGCGGTCATGTGCTCGCCGCGCTTGTTGCTGTAGTCGGCGTCGCCATTGGCGCCGATGACCGCGTCGTAGGTCCAGCGGCCGATCTTGATCTTGGCGATGGTGCCCAGGTCCTGGTCAGCGACGACCTTGGCGTTGGCCTCGTCCTGCTCGGTCTCGCTGACCTCGTGACCGTCGGCCCTGGCGTTCTCGTCCAGCGCGGCCTCGTTGCACTCGTCGCACAGCCCGGCGTTCTTGGCGTCGCCCTTGGTCGCGACCGGCTTGTCGCAGGTGCGGCAGGTCTTGTCGGCCTTCTTGGCGTGGCCCTTCTTGGCGCGCAGGTTCGCGCTCCACTGGGTCTTGCTGACCAGCTGCTCGCCGCCACCAGCCTTGCGGACCTCGGCCAGCCCCTCCGCCATCGGCAGGACACCCTCGGCGATCTCGGTGGCGACCCGCGCCGACATCCGAGCGTCGTGACCCTGAGCGAACGACTTCTTGGTCTCGGCGAAGCAGGCGCCCCGGACAAAACCCTTGCCGACCTTCACGGTGCCGCAGTTGCAGCTCCGGGTCATCTTGGGGGCCTTGTCGCCGGTCTCGGACTTGCGGGCCGGGGGGGCGGTGGCGGTTGCGGTCATTTTGTGCTCCTTGGGGGAGGAGGGGGGCGGCGCCCCCCGTTCGTTCCTTCTAGGAACATCCTACCAAACGAAGGGGGTTGTCCACAAGTCATTTTGCCTGACTACTTTGCGTAACCCCCCAACGCCCCGGGCAACGCATGCACACGACCGTGGTCGGAATGCCGCCATTGGTCAGTAGCACCTCCAGTTCGTGTCCCCGGCGGGTGCACTCCTGAATGGCCAGGATCTGCTTGGCCTCGTCCAGCGTGTATTTCTGCTCGGGATCGGGCCGGGGGTCCGGCAGGGTCGTCGGGGGACCTTCCTCCCCCTCGCACCAACGTTCGTTCAGGGGGAATGAGGCGATCAGGTGCTTGCTGTGGGTCTTCGTGTTCCCGCATGCGGGTTCAGTCTCGGACAACGATACACCCCAGCTCGGGGTCCCCGTGAACACGGCACCAGACGTCTGCATCGGCCGGGTCGAAGTCTACGAGGACGCTTGGGCCAACCAGGCAGGAACACGAAGCGGCACGCTCGATCCACATCGGATCGAACAACTCGAACTGGCGTGCCTTCCACCAGTCGTAAACGTATCCGGCGACCACCCCGGCTGCCGTAGCAGCCAGGGTGACACCGACGACCTTTTTGGCCGTTTTCACAACGCAGCTCCTGAACTCCACCCGGCGAACAGCTCGGGCGGCAGGTCGTATGGGTTCTCGCCGGACTCGTAAACGATCAGCCCTCGGGGCGGCAGATCGTCGGTATCGCACTCGTTGCATGCGATCGGACCACCATGCCGCAACGACTGGCCGCATCCCGGGCACTGGTGCCGGTCGTAGTTGCACAGTTCGCAGACCGCCCACGGCCGTTCGCCATGGAACGGACACATCGTCGACACAACGTGTCCGAAACCTCCATCCGAGCACAGACAAACCGGTTCAGTCCGGCCGTGCTGGGGGCAAGCGGGGTCCGGGTCGAAGTCGCCCGGCAACCCGCTCCAATCGCAAACGCACTCGTCCTTCCGACCGTCGTGCTCGTCCGGATCGTCCCATTCACCCGCATCGATTCGGGACTGGTCGTAGTCGTTCACAGGAACTCCTTGACGGCCAGAACGTCCTTTTCGGTCATAGCCCGAATAGAGGACTGGCGCAGACATGCCGCCGGGTGGTAAAGCGACAGGTATGGCCGGATTCCGTCGGTCTTGCGCAGGAGCTGGCCGTGCTCGATCGCGATCATTCGTCCGGGAAACACGGTCTGCAGTGGGGTCGACCCGAGTAGCACGACCAGCCTGGGCAGGACCATGTGGATCTCGGCTGCCAGCAGCGGCCGGGCCGCGTAACGTTCAGCGGGCGTCGGTTTGCGGTTGTTCGGCGGCCGGTATTTCAGCACGTTGGTCACGTAAACCGAATCGCGGCTCAACCCAACAGCGGCGAGCCACTCCGCCAGCAGCTCGCCAGATGGTCCCACGAACGGTTTGCCCTGGCGGTCCTCCTCGTACCCGGGGGCCTCACCGACGAACATGATGTTGGCGTCCAGTGGCCCGTCCCCGGGCACCACGTTGGTGGCGTGGTCGCGCACCTCGGTGAACGCCCTGTTGGCTTGATGCAGGGTAAGCAACGCCTGCCGTGCTCCAGTCATCCCCACACCTCCAGGTATGACACCCAGACCACCGCGACCAGGGCCGCAAACACGACCCCGGTCACGATGGCGTGGGCGACGCTCAATCCGTCGCTTTTGCGCATAGCCGTAGCGCCAGCTCCTCAGCCGTAGGAAGCGGCTGGGCGGTCAGCCGCGAATCGAACCGGATGACCTCGACCGGCAGGTACTCGATGCCGACCTTGGTGGTTACCGTGAGGGTCCACTCCCCGCCCGCGTACCCCCGGCGGATGTGCCTGCCAGTCGTGGGGTGCAGGTGTTCGTTGACCCGATGCGGCTGGAACCCGTGGGCCACCAGCCAAATGTCCACGTCAGTCACCAGCTTGGTGGTGTCGGCCAGCCGTTGCTGGCGAGCCTGGGCGGGCGATACAGCGAGGGTCTTTCCGGACATCGTGCTCCTTACCATTTGACGGGCCGGACGGAAAACGCCCCATCCGGGTTGGTCACCAGCATCGATCCGTCCGACTTGACGTCCAGGATCTTACCGGTGAAGCTCTTCTTGCTGGCCACCTTGCCGTTGCCGTTGCCGTTGCTGGCCGGGATTGGCACGTCGTTGGCTGGTTGCCTCGGTTCGACCGTGAACGTCCGTTCCTCGGGCTCGGGCAGTGGCTTGCCGTACGCGTGATTGATCGCGTCGGCTTTGCGGACGACCCTGAACTTGGAATGGCCGCGAGCGCCGTTTCCCTGGTTCTCCAGGCACACCCAACCCTGGAAGATCTGGTGTTCCCGGGCCCACGAGCGGAGCATGTCTCCGACTTGCTGGCTGGACAACCTGGCCAAGTCCATGTCTTCGCTGATCGAGGCCAGATCGGCGATGTCGACCACCTTGTACTCGACCGGATCGTTGCCCAGCTGCTCGATCATGAACTGGCGGAATTTCGCCACCGGCCGGGGGCTTCTAATCGTCATCGGGGGGTTCCTTTCCCTGGGGGCATCGTCCGTCCAATGCCAGGGATCTTAGCACCCGTCGTGCCGCTGCGTCAATGATCTGCGTCACACTCCGAATACAGCGAACCCCCCCACCCCGGAGCTACCGATTTTTGGGTGGGGGGCTCGCCGACCGGTGCCCAAATTCCGGTATCTGGCCGTTGTCGGACAAACGACCGGGCTGCCGGGCGTCCCCGGGTCTAAGAGGCTACGGCCAGGACTTCCTCCTCGTCGGCCGAACCAGGCTGTTCGTCTTCCTTGTCGAAAATCTCGTCCCGGAGCCACTGGGCCATCACCAGCTTGCCGCCAGCGAACGCTCTCAGTGCGGCCCCCATGTCGAGACCGAACGCGTTGCAAATTTTGACGAGCATCTCCGCGCTGGGCATACGCTTCCCGTTGCGTAGCCGAGACGCCATCGTATAGTTGCAACCGACCTTCTCGGCGAATTTGTGATTGGACACGCCCACGGTAAACTCCTCTCCCCTCGCGTCAAGTTTTCTGGATAAATCCCTACAAAAACGATCGTAGCATCGATATCGACGCCGGGTCAACCGGGCAGGTTGACGCCGGGGCACGGACCGTGCTCTACTGTCCCCACACATCGCAGCAGGAGGGGATGGACACAATGACACGGTATCTGATCGGCAAGGAGACCTACCGGCCCCGGCACACCCGGCGCCACCGGCCGACCGGTCGTACCATCCGCCTGCTGTGCTGGCTGGCGCTGGCTTTCGCGCTGGCAGACTGACCCCGGCGCCCCGGCTGTACCCCTCGCGGAGGTCGGGGCGCCGGAAAGTGGACACCCACAGGAGAGAGGAACCCCCCAAGTGGCAAACGCGGAACGCCTGCTCGAATTGCAGGCCAAGATCGTCGAGATCGACCAGCTGCAGAAATCGTTCGATTACAAGGGCCCCCGGTGGGACCAGAATCACTGGCGTCTGCCAGTAGGCTCCAATACCTTTTACGAGACCGCCACGCGGTGCGGCACGCTCATGTGTGCGGCTGGCTGGACCTGCGAGATGGACGCCGAACGCCGGGGCGACAAGGAGCCCTGGGCGGCGGACCACCTGATGTACGCCGTGCCCGAGGAGATCGTATCCGGGTTGGCCTCAACCGGCCTCGCCTGGGGCCGGGACATCGACCGCCCGGTCGTATCGGTGAGGGAACGCGCCCAGCGCATCCTGGAGCTTACCGACGAAGAGGTAAACCACCTGTTCTACGGTATCGACAACGACATCGAAGACCTGAAAAAGGCCGTCGCTGACATCATCGCCGGTCGTGTCGACAACTATGACGAGGACGACGAGGACGACGAGTACGTGGACGACGACGATGACTGAGCCCAAACCGGGCGGATTCGTCCCCGGTCCTGGCAACAACCCGTTTGCCACGATCGCGGAAACACTCCTTGGCCCGGACCGCGTAAAGGCCATCCGCCAGCAAGCTAGAGAGCGGGTCGAAGCTGACCTGAAGCAGGCCAGGTGGGATCTGCGCTGGCACTACGCGAGTGTCCTGCTCAAAGTCGTCTGGGTCGTGATCGGGCTGTCCACTGCCATCGGGTTCGACATCGTGGTGTGGCGCGCGGTCTTCTCATAAACTCCGGCTGGGGCGGTGGATGACGGGGAAACCCGCGTGAAGAAGCCGTCCCAGCCGGTCCCCGCTCGAAAGGAACCGAGTGATTTACACGATAGGGCACAGCGCGCATTCGGCTGCCGATCTGCTGGCAGTACTGAAGAAGCACGACATCGGTACCGTGATCGACGTCCGGACACACCCGATGTCCAAATGGGAACAGTTCAACCTGGACAGCCTGATCGCGCACACCGGGTGGTTGGCGGTAAACGGTATCGACTACCAATGGCGGTCCTCGCTGGCGGGATGGCAGGCTCGCCACGCCAACGACTCAACTCTGGTCGCCCGGATGAACGAGCTGGGGGTCGACTTGCGGACATACGGGGTCAGCTACCACCCGAGTCGCACGCTCCGTACCCGAGCACACGGCCACGATCACGGCTGGGTCCGTCGGCACGAGTCCGATTTCTCGTGGTACACGGTCATGCCGGAATTTCAGACCGCCGCCCTGGGCCTGATGGCCGAGGTCACTCGCGGGGTAACCCGAACACCTGCCTTGCTCTGTTCCGAGTACAACTGGGCGGATTGCCACCGGGCGCAGATCGCCGATTTCATCGCGTACCATCACGGCGGGGTCAGTCACCTGGTCGGCAACGAAGTGATCCCGCACGACTGGCATTTGCTCTCGCGCATGAACAAATACAATAAGAACGTCGTTGCCGCCTGGGGAGGGAAGACCCATGCCACCGCGTAGACCGGTCATCGTCGAGGCCCTGAACGAGGGCAGGTGGCAACGGATCGGTGAGTTTTCTACTACCCGTGCCAAGAAGCTGGCCTGTCTCCTGCGTCGCGAGGGCACGGTGGTTCGTACCGACGCCGAAATCCCGATCAAGGGCCGGATCGGCTGGTCTCCCGCTCCAAACGAGACCCAGCTTGGCTCGGTCGACGGAATCGACATTTTCGTGCTGGCCAAAAAGACCACCCCAGACGGACGCTGGGTGCTGTACGCCCGGTTGCCTGGATGCGACGGTAAACCGGTGTACGCTGATACCGAGGCCCAGGCCAAGGACTCGGCCGAAACAGTTCTCAACACGTTCATCTGGAGAGTTGGAGTCACGCGATGAGCCCTGAGACCAAACTGGGACTGCGCGCCCTGATGTTCGCCCTGTCTCAGATTCTCCTGCTGGCCACGGCCGCTTTTGTCTATTTCACCGATCGGAACTGGACCGATTTTTTCTGGGGCGTCACCATCATGGCGCTGATGGTCGTCCGGTTCGAGAACCGCGATGCTCAGCAGAAACTGGCCGGTCGGCACCTGGACGAGGACGGGCCGCCCGAGCCGCTCGATTCCGAATCGGTGGCCGAGATCCAGGACAAGGTGGCCAAGGCCACCATGCAAATGGCCGAGATCGTCGCGCCCATTACCGAGTCTGCCGCCGGACAGCGCTCGACACTGCTGGCCGCTGGCTGGTCCGAGACCGCGTCGGAACAAATGGCGGTGAGTTATTACAACGCGTTGATCTCCCACTTCCGGGATGGGCAGAATGGGTTTTAGAGCCTGGGTCCGAAACGGCTGCCAGGGCGTGGTGACCTGGGGGCTGAACACTCCCAAACCGGGCGTCCGTGAATGCCGCAAATGCAAAGGGATGGGCGCGCTACGGGCCGATGGCACGCCAGTTCTGGAACCATTCGTAGAGGCCAACCAATGGCCCTGCCCTCCATGCGGGGGCAGGGGATTCAGGTGGGAACGATGATCAAGACTGTCAGTTTCTCGGAGCTGACCACCGCCCGGCAATGCCCGCTAAAACACGAGCTGGCGTACGTCGAGCGGTGGTCCAAAGAACCTGCCCGCGACAGCCCGCTCACCAAGGGCACGTTGTGGCACGCCGTCCTCGAAATCCACTACAACACGATCCGGGAGTTCCAGCAGTCCGGCGGGTTCACCATCGGTAACGGTGTCACTGGCACGCTGGGCACTGCCGCCGGTCGAGTCGAGCGGTTCTTGGAAGATGTCGACGAGGACCTGGCCGATCTGATCTGGTGGATGTACCAGGGTCACGTCGAATTGTACGGCGCCGACGAGGGCTGGAAGATCCTGGCGGTGGAACACAACGCGGTCTGTCGGCTGCCGACCGCGTCCGGCCGTGCCAGCCAGTTCGAACTCAAGATAAAGATCGACCTGATCGTCGCGGACATCACCCGGCGCAAGGCCCAGATCTGGGTCGTGGACCACAAATCGGGCAAGAACCTGCCGGGCAAGAAAGAGCTGGATCTGGACGACCAGTTCGGCCTGTATACCTGGGGGTTGCGCTCGATGGGCAGGAAGGTGTTCGGCCAGATTCACAGTGCGGCCCGCACCACCCGCAACCTGGGTGATTTCCCCGAGAAGGTCGATACCTGGTCGCTGAAAAAGGCCGCCGGGGAGAAAGCCGGTGCCAAGCCAAAGACCCAGACGCTGGAAGAGCGGTTCCAGCGCACCCTGATGGCCAAAACCGACATCGAGCTGGACAGCATCGCCCGGGAGGCTTACCAGACCGCTCGCAGCAGGTACGCCGAGCAAGCCGACATCGAGCGAGCTCGGAAGCGTGCGGCCAACCAGGGCAAATCGCTGCAGAACATCGAGCCACCCCGCCACACCGATACCGACACCTGCCGATGGAAATGCGACTACACCGAGCAGTGCCTGGCCGGTCGCAAGGGCATCGAGATGCGCCCGTTCCTGTACGACGTCGGCTTCCGGCAGAACTTCGAAAGGCACTGATATGGCACAGCTACCGCCGGACGGACGCTGGCTGGTCCAGCAAGATAGCGGGGTCGTCACCGTGTTCGACCGGCATACCCAGGAAGAGATCATCAAGGTCGATCCGGGCGACGCTGACGCGATGGCCAGGGCCCAGCAGGATATTTACGACAGTGACCGCCTGAGTGCAGAGCAGAAATGTTTCGCCCACTTCTGGTGCGGGTATTTCTACGCCCACGCTGGCGTCAGTCTGGACGCGTGATGGCCACCCCCATCCAGGAGCTGCTGATCCAGTTCGAACACGAGCCGGAGCTATTCGCCGCTGGGCCGCCCATGATGACACCGTGGGCCATCGCCGGAGCGATCGAGGTCCGCAGCACTATCGGTTTCAACTGCGTGGCCGGGTGCGGCACCGAATCGCACATTTCGTACTACGACCAGCCTCGATCCCGCTGGCTGGATCTGTGCTACCCGTGCAGCGGGGAGCTTATAAACGAGGTGTCATGCCTTCACTAAAGAAATCGTTCCGGCGGGCACTCGTCCGGCTGGTCGGGTACGGGCTGTTCCCCTTCATGGGGAACTGGAAGCAATCCGACCTGTACGACTTTCCGAACCCGCCGGTAAAGCCGTGCCACTCCTGCACAGGCAATTCGGCCATCGCCAAAGGCCGCGACCCCGAAACCGGGGAGATCCTCTACGAGACCAGCTGGGAATTCTGCCAAGCGGTGAAGACCTGCGCCGCGACGATCGACTGGGATGAGGTGTACGGCCATGGGGGAAGCGCATGAGGCATTGGCCGCCCTGCGGATCGTGGAATGGCTCGGCATGGACCCCGACTCGGTCTGTACCCTGCCGGACTGCTACTGCGATGGAGATCCGCACCCGTGAACACGATGGGGCTTACCGGCGATCCGGCCAGCGATGTGGTCCTGCTCGTCCTGGCCGGGTTCATTCTGATCGAGGTATTCTTCCGAGTTCAGTTGCTGTTTGCCGACGCCGTGTTCTGGGTACTGGAGAAACTGGCGGCCCGCAGGACAATGACTGCTCGCGTGACAGCTGAGGAAAAGATGCTGTCGGAGTACATGATAGGCTAGACGCCGATCGGCCCCCCTCCCGGTAGTGAACTTCCCCTCGCGGTTCCGGGATGGGGGCCGATCCATATGTTCAGACGATCTGGCGCTTGTGGTCCCGGATGTACAGCTCGGCCCAGACGACCGCCTTGCGCAGATATCCGGCGACCCACGCCGCTGCTCCCGTGATGGCGGCAGTCACCACCATGGCGATCAGGTCGCTGTGGCCGACCAGGATCGGGGCCTGGTTCAGGATGAACGTCACGACCAGGAGCGTGACTGTGGCCGTAAGCGATGCCGCAGTGACCTTCGGACTGACTGGTGCACTCATTCTCTCCCCTTGCCGGGATCCTCCGGGGGGAGGACTCCGTTTCGTTTGCAGTGGAAAAACTCTTCGATCTGTCGGAATAGTTCCCTCAGCTTGTGTAGCGGGTCGTAGTCCGGGTGACCGGGATCAGGCAGCGACGGGAAACGGGGACGGTTCTCCGGTAAGTTCGGTAAACGCGCCACCCAACGCTGCCGTGTCGATTCCTTCCGGAAAGTTCCCCACGGTGTCGAGCCATTCAGGAGTGATGACCACCCAGGCTTCCTCGACATATTCCAGGTAGAACTCCTGGGTCATGTCCAGCAGCTCGGCCCAGCTGACCGGCTTCCATTCGTACTCGCCTCGGTCGTTCCGGGTGAAACCCAGGTTGATGGCGTGGCCGCCTTCGACCCGGGCACCCTGCACCACGTCCCACGGCTGGCCTGCGTTGAACTGGCTCATCGCGCTGGCCGGGAAGTTGATCCCGAGCTGAATGTGCCCGAACAGGTGCAGAGCCGACATGACCTCGGCCGGATTCTCGTGGTCCAGCTGGCCGAACGCCAGGATCTTGTGGTCGCCGATTCCCTCCTTGCGCCAATAGTTCAACGCGTCCTGGATGACCGTGCCGTTATCGGTCGGGTTGGACCCAGGCGGTCCCGCGTTGATGTCGAACCCGGTAACGGCCGAGTAGGCATCCAGAATCTGGCCGTCGGTGAGCGTGACGGTGGCGCCCTGACCATAGCGGGTGGCCGCCTGGATCGAGTGGCCGATCATGGCGAATACACAGTCGCCCCACGCGTCGTTGGCGAACATCGGCCAGTTCTCGATCAGCGAGACCCAGTCGACGATCGGCGGAACCGCTGGCAGCTCGGCAGGCTTGAGGAAACCATGCATTCGCAACCGGGGGAATTGTGGCGTATCCGGGTGCGGATTTTTTCGGCCGGGTCTGAACTGGATGTCCTGGTCGGGCAACAGTCCTCCTTAGTAAAGGCAGAACGCGATGGTCTCGGTTCCGGCGTCCTCGCGGGTGATGTTGATCAGGGACGTCTTGGCCGCGTCCTTGAACGCGATCTTGAGCGCGGGCCAATCCGGCACCGTGGTGTCGTTGGACGCGCGACCGACGACCTTGTGGAGTGTCTCGATGACCTTGCCGGTGGCGTCCAGGACGGCGATCCGCAGCTTCTGCGGGCCACCCGCCAAGACGCCGGGGAAACCGGTGTCCGTGTCGGGAGCGATCGCCAGACTGGTGTCGGCCCACAGGATCAGGCCCTTGAACGACCCGGCGGGAAACCCCATCGGGTGCTTCTCGCCCGGCTTCAGGTTGAAGTTCCCAGGAACCACGTGTCCTCCTTCATCGGCGCGGGACCGTGCCCGCGCAGTATTTGCTCCACTGTCAGCGGAGAGATCGAGGCGTCCACCCGGTCCGGCAAGTGGTGGTCGGTAAACTGCCAGACGTCCGGCCCATCCTCCCAGCCCGTGTTGTCCTTGGCTCCACCGGGCAGCCAGGGGTTGAACGTACTTGGCCAGACAGACGAGGCAGTGGACAGCGCGAGCCGATCCGGCGTGTAGTGCGACCGGTTCATCAGCCGCCAGAAATCTTCGCTCTCCGCCGTCAGCTGATAAACGCTGGGATACTGCGGATACCACCACAGGTCGTAAAAATCGGACAGTCCCTCGCCCGTGCCGTTGGTGGCGTAACCGCCGCCCATATAAAGACCCAGCGGGTTCTCCGGGAACTTCTCCCGGACTCGCTGGGCGAACTCCTTGGCCCAGGCGTTGGTAAGCTTCTGGGTGAGTTTGGACGCTTCCAAATCATTCCAGATGATATCCGTCTTGGCCCTGGGCCTGGACACCGACAGGAACCGGTCCACCTGGAATTTGGCCGTCGATTCTTCCGGCCGGGAGAAATGGTATGCGCCCTGGAACTGGGTCGCCTTTCGCGCGTTGTCCATCTGAGTGGTGTACGAGTCCGAGGTCCAGTGAGCACCCTCGGTGGCTTTTACGAACACCCCGTTGGTACCGGCTGGGGGCTTCCAGTTCTTGGGCTGAAACGCCGATACGTCGATGATTCGCAGCATCAACGCGCTCCGGCGAACCAGGCGTCGGTCGGAGCGGTGGCCGGAACCACGGCCGTGTAGTCGACGTTCACGTAACCGCTGATGATCGACTTGGGGTAGCGCTTGACCGTGATGGCGTCCTGGCTGGCGCCCTTGGACGAGTTGCCCGAGCACAGGTCGAAGTAGTCGCCGTGGTCGGCAACACAGAAACCGACGTGACTGTATTCGGCAATGGCGCAGATGGCGCCGACTTTGATGCCGGAGTGGCCCGACTTCTTTCCCGGGATCTTGTACAGCCAGGGAACGAACGCCAGTTTCCAGGTCGTCTTGAAGAAGTCGTTAAGGATGCACCAGACGAAGATCAGGCACCAGGCGGCCTTGGTGTTATTGCCGTAGAACCGCTGGGTGAAATCGTTGACATTCTCTCGTAGCCAGCCGGGCGGCCGGGACCCCAGATACGACAACATACGGGCATGCGCTGCCGACCAGGACAGCGGCAGGAAACCAGCGACCGTCAATGCGGGAGCGTCCGGCCCGAAATACTGGTCGGTGACGTCTATTCCGCCGAGTCCGGCGTCCGTGGCTCCTTGTCCAGACGGCGCCGTAGGTATCGGCTCATCCGGGTCGACCGGGACGAACTGCGGGTCCTTCTCCATCCGTGTCCCTCTTCTCGCTTCGGTTTGACCTGCAGCTTCCACAGGATCACCAGGCGCCAGGTGAGCACCACCGGGAAGCTGAGAAATATGAACAGCCGGAATAGTTCAAAGCATTCACTTTGTACTCCCGTGATCACCCGCACCGATTGCGTGGCCAAAATCAGAAATTCTGACGCCGCGATCGCCATCAGGTGCTTGCCGATTTCGCTCTTCCACCAGAGCGCGCTGAAATGGTACGTAACGACAAATGTCAGGGACAGTACAGCACACAGGACGATCACCCAGCTACCGAGGTCGCGGACCACCGTGGTCATCTCGGGTATTCCCGGAATGCCGCCCGGACACGTTCAGCCAAGTGGTTCGCCATCAAATTGTTTCGTTGTTCCTGGACCACTTTGTCCACCCGCTCCCGTTGCTCAGCGATCATTTCCCCTGTGCGGGCCACCTGCTTTTTTACCGCTTCAATTTCAGGATCTTTCTTCGGGCTCCTCCACCAGCGGATTCTCATTTCGTAAGATCCTTGGGTTCGACTGCGCTGTGACGTTCGTTTGCCAGCTCGGTGATCGCCTTTATCATGGCGGTACCGGTCTCCCCCGTGACGGTCAGGTCTCGGTTTACCTGGATGAGTTCCCCTGATTGTTTCTGACTCTCCAGGGCGATGCTGCGCCACTCCTGTTCCCTGCGCTCCGAGTCCTTCAAATATGACCTGGGGACCAACCGGCCGGTAAACACCAAGACTACAAAGAATGCCACCAAGGTGCCAGCGCCGACTTGTCCCCACGGTATGGCTCCCATCTGGTTTCCCCTCCTTTTTTACTTACCCCACCACACCAACGAAAGAGCGGGCCACCTCCCGGCCGTGGTGTCCGTCGCTGTCATCGCCGACTCGGTGGAATACCAGCAATCCAACTGGACCTGATCGCCGATCCTGACATAAAACTTCCAGGCGCCGTTGGAGATCTTGGGCTGGGTCGAGGCACCCACGGGGACGGGCAATTCTGGACCCTCCCAGCCGTTCGATCCGATCGAGGTGGGGCTGGTCCCGTTTACCGCCAAAGCCGGGATCAGCACCAGTTGGGCAGCACCTGTGCCGCTCAGACTGACGCGGCCGGTGGCCAGGTACCAACCCGCCACTTTGGCCGTGTACACCGTGGGGTCGCCCGCATTCCAACCGCTCTCGGTGTCGGCGTCGATCGTGTCCCAGGACATGAACTGGTGCGTGTTCTCGGCCACCGTCTGCGATGCAACGCGGCGAGCCCGGAACTTGGGCCGGTTCGCCATAAAGTTCATGGTTCCGGCCACGCCCCCGGCCACCCCCGGCAGGGTTCCCACGCCGGAGTTCCATTGATCGGGCACGCTGGCGATCGGTCCCGGATAAAACACCGGGACGCCGGGGGGCTGCAGGCCGCTCACAGGCACATCCAAATCGCGATGAACAGGCAGCTGGTACCTGCGCCGTTGCGGACTGTCAGAGTCGACCCATTCGTATGGGCGAACTGCAGCTCCAGGGTGTCGCCTACCGACATCTGGATCAGGTCGGTAACCGGCAATGCCGTGCCCTCCGTGGTGGTGCCGGTACCGGCTGCCGAGGAGCACCCGCCGAAAATTGCCGTGCCGCCAGCAGCGAACGTCTGCACGATCTGAACGGCACGGTAGCCGACCTTGGCCGTGGTCTCATTCACCGCTGCCAGCCCGTACACGTAGTGAAGACCGTCCGCCACCGCCGTGATCAGGGTGTTGGCGCCGCTGGTCCACATGTCCCACAACTGAAGCGAAGCGGTGGGCAGTTGAACCGGAGTGAACACTCCGGTGAGGTTGGTAAAGCTCTGGGTGGACGGTTGGGAGGTCAGCCGGACCATCGGCGGACTCTGCATCCACGAGATCGGCCAGAAATCGTGCGCATTCATCGGGACTTTGACCCCTCCGGCGGGACTTGCGCCGGTAGCGTTGGCCGTGAGCTGGTCGTCGTCCTCCAGTGTCGGCCAGGGATCCGGTATCCCGGTATTGTCGTCGACAAACGCCCGGACTCCGCCGATCCAGCCCACCGTCAGTGACGGGCATTTGCTGGAGACCGTGGTCGACACGTTTGCGCCGGTATTCTGCAACGCGACCAGTCCCACTGCGTTCGGTGACGGGTCGAACGGGTTGGCCGTGATCGAGCAGATGTCGACGACCAGGCAGTCGATGGCGTGGCCTGTTGCCGACGGGACCTTCATGCCCTGGCGGGTCACGCCGGTCTGGACGTTGAAGATGGCGGCGGCGAACGCAGCGGCAGTGGAGGCGGACGACATCGGCACGTATCCGATGACCAGATACAGGTCGTCCACGCCATAAACGTTGGTGTTCCCGGTCTCCGGCGGAATGACCAGGTGGTTGGTCGCGATCACAACGGCGTGCATGTCGTAGTTGTCGATCATCTCGACCTGCAGGTCCAGGAACGTTCCGGTGGTGCCCGTGCCCACCGTCGCCGAGCTGGTCTGCAGACCCTGGAACAGGGGTCGCTGGGCCAGCCAGGCACCGACCTGCCCGAAGTCGTGCGTCATCCTCCAGGCCGCGACCCGGTTCTCCGGCCCGTAAAACCCCGCATCGCTCGGATACAGGATCTGCTGGCCGTCCGGGAGATAGGACAACGTGGTACCGGCCACAAGATCACTCCATCGTAAAGTAGTTGAACCCGGCGATGCCTCGGGGATCGTCGTCCAGCAGCAACGCGGGTGGTTTTTGCGGAGCCATCGTCAAAGTGACCCGGTAGGACCCGGGGCCACTGTTCACCGCAACCTGCAGGACCACACAGACAGCGTCGATGGGCGGAGCGCCGAGCTGGTCCCGCCGAACGAGCAGCAAGTCGCCGACCTCCACCGTCAGGGCGAACCACCACAAGTCCGGGTTGCTGGCCGGATCGATTGTCAGGGTCCGGAACCGCTGTTTGCTGGTCGCGTACTGGGACAGCAGCCAGTAAGCCAGATAGAACACGAAATGTTCGCTGGTCGGGTAGACCCGGGTGTTTCGGCTGTAAGTCCTGTAGTTGTACTTCTCGATGGATCGGTCGTTTACCGCCGAGAACTGGCTGGTCGAGGTATTCTGGATAAACGAGAATATGTTTTGAGTCGTGTTGACGATGCTGATCATGTCGTACAGGAACGTGGGGTCGAAATCGGCCGCCACATCGCCCAGATAGGGGATTTCCCCGTTCGCCACGTCGCCACCCAGGGTGGCCCGGACATGCTGCTCGGCGTACCGTCCCGACGGCCGGATCTGGATATTCCCGCCCGCGTCCTCGAACCACAAGCCGTCTTCGTAATTGACCACCTGGTCGATGGCGTCGGCCACTGTGGTGGCGTCAGTGCCCTGACCATCCACGATGAACTGGCCGGTAGCATCCGAGGTCAGCCGCCCGGTCTTGAAATTCACTGTGTCCAGGAACCTCTGAGTACGGTTCGAGGTGAATTCGGCAGAGTTCCCCAGGCCGTATCTGGCCGCGTAGCTCATCCGCCGAATCTCCCCGGCGGACAGCACCCGGTTGAAAATGACCAGATTCGAGAACTCCCCGGGGCAGACGTTGCCACTGAAGAACTGATCCGACTCGCCGAACGCGTCGATGATGGAGAAGGAATCCACCAGGTTGCACGAGCCGGACCCGGCCACATCGCCGCTCATGTAACAGACCCAGCTGGTCTGGGTAAACGTCACCACGATGTCCACCCAGCTGAAAAAAATCTGGCCCATGCTGGTACAGATGGTCTGGGTGCTGGCGTGAGTGGACTTGTCCCAGCGGGTAACGATCGGATAGGTGTTCAGCGGACCCATGCTCAGCTTGATCACCGAGCCCTGGCCGACCCCATCCGCCGGGTCGGTGTCGCGCAGGATCCACAAGGTGGGCGTCGGATTGCTGTTGCCCATGACGTCCTGGTCCGCGAGCGTCGTCACCATGCTCATCCAGACGGTGATGCCACCCGTGATCGAAGGATACCCGCTGTCCTGGGCGACCAGCGCGTAACCCTTCTTGTTGTTCAGGTCGGTCGATCCCGGCGGAATGATGAAGCCATTTTCCGGGGTGGGCTGGGTGTCGTCGAAATGCTGCGCCCAGCCCGTCCCGGGACTACCGAACAGCGTGGTCCGCTGGCCGGGAACCCCGGTGTCCTGGGCGAAGTTCTGGGGGTCGGTGTCGACCTCGGTGGTGGAAGAGCCGAAATCGGCGGACTGGCCGGTAGCGCCCCCGGCTTTGGTGGCGGTGACCACCAAGGGCCCCACGGTCACGCCCGACACGTTCGTGGCGTTGGGGGATCCGGCCGCGTCGTTTAGCGGCCACCACGCCGAGGGCTTGCGACGCGAGATCTCGCCAGCCAGCGCCGATTGCTGGCTGCCGGTGATGGTCGACAGCGCTCCCACCGTGAGCGCGCCGACCGTGCCCCACGCGGGGTTCACCCAGGTTTGTGGCCAGCGCTCGATCCACCCCGCCGCCGCGTAGTGACGCTTGCCGCCCCAGCTGGCCAGGTTCCGATGAGGCACGTACATATCGATCGGGGTGGCGGTGAACACGTCCCCGGCCCTCGTGGCAACCTGCGCTGTTCCAGTGCCGCTGGCCTCAACGAAGCTTATGACGGACGTCCCGCCGCTGACCAGGATATTCGTTATCTGGAATGCGGTGAACTCGTTACGAGGCGAAATCGAGACCTCGTCCATAAACATGATGTTGGATCCGGCGGGCGTTCCTGTCATGGTCGGGGCGACCGCTCCGGTGGCGGCCCCGGCCGGGGCGAAGAATGTCCCGCTGTAAGTGATCAGGGTCCCGGCCGTGATGATCCGAGTGATGTCGTTCGATGAGATCAGCGTACCGCCGCTGTTGTACCAGTTCACGCGCAGGATGCAGGACCTGGTCACGTTGTTCTGCAGAAGAGCACGGACGCTGTAGTACAGCCCGGGAGTAACGGCGACGTGGGAAGACTCTACCGTGACCGTTGCCGCTCCGGTCGGCACGATCTGACCGACGTGGCCCGTCCCAACTGCTGGCTGGGTGAACGTGCCACCCGCAGCGGTCCACCCCGTCGCGCCGCTCTCAAACCCGGTATTTGGGTTCAGCGCCGAGTAGCTCAGCCGGAACGCGTCACTGATGTTCAGCCTGGTGGTATCGACGGTGGCGCACAGGAATGTGGTGGTGGATCCATTCCCGGTGGCCGTGATGACCGGCGGGCTGTCCACATTGCGGGGGCTGTACGTCCCGTCGTTGTTGCGCAGGGTAAGCGTGGTCGGCTCGGATTGGGGCTGGCCCAGCTCGTACTGGACACCCCGTTTGTGGTTCAGCCCCCAGTACCGCCAGCCCTGATCGGTGAACCAGACCCGGGCCAACGGGGTTTCCAGGTCGTACCCGAATCCGATGCTCTGCTCCACCACGGGCATGTCGGAGTTCTGTCCGGGGGGTCCGGTGGGGACGATGCCGGTCGTCCTGAACGCCACCAGCACCCCGGTCCAGTCAGCGGTCCCCGCACCCAGTGTCAGGGTCACCGAGGACGTCGTGCTGCCTTCGCGCCAAGCCGAGGCCAGCCCCCAGTTCGGCGCGGTACTGACCAGGTTGGCGAACGAGGACCAGCCGGTGCCCGTGGTGCTGAACGAACCGTAGTTGGTCGATACCGACGCGGCTCCGACCATCAGGCAGTTGGCCGCCGCCGCCGGAGCCGCCATCGTTATGCTGCCCGTGCCGTACGCCGAATAGGGCGAGATGGAGTCGACGGTAAGGAACCCGTTGCCCATCCCGCCGACCTCGACGATGTTGACGCCGTACGTGCTCTGGTCGCTGCCCAGACTGTTCTGCAATGACACCGAGATCAGGTCGTAGGTCCAGCCCTCGTAGTACACCGCCGGGCAGATCCAGACCTGGACACTCATGTCGTACCCGCTGAACGAGGTCGTGGTGTCGGCCTGCAGGTTCCGGGTAGCGGCCAGATACCACACGTTTCGCGGAGCGTCGGTGACGGCCATGCTGGGCGGCTGGTTCGGAATGTTGTACCGCCAGCCGACGACCGCGACCAGCCAGTTTCCCGGAGTGGGCGTCACCTCGGACGTCAAGTCGGACCAATGGTCCGAATTCTGGGTCTGGTTGACGATCGAGATGGCCATCAGGAGACCCCGATCCGTCCACCTTGGAGATTCACGCCACTGGTCGGGTTACGCAGATTCCGCTGCAGGGTGTTCTCCTGGATGCGGTCGTTGAATTCGCGTTCGGTCATGATCGAGCCCATCACCGTTACGTTCGTGACGTGTTGCACGACCACACCACGACCTGAACCGATGCCGCCCTGGGTCATCCAGGCCGATTCGGTCGAGCGCCGGTACGCCCCCATCATGCTGGCCGCCGCGTGCGACGCGGAGTACTGGGCGGATTTGTCGGCGGTAAAGTTGGCGTGCTTGGCATTTTTGCTCGGGTGCGAGACCGTCGGCGGGGGCAGCCTGTGCGTGTACGCGCCAGCGTTGATCTGCTGGAGCAGCTGGGCGTGCTTCCGAGCGTCCTTGGCGTTGATCACGAACTCGTTCTTGGACAGCAGGGCCGGAACCGAATCGGATGTCTCGGAACCAGGGCCGATCACCCAGCCACTCGGGCCACCATCCGCCAGGCGCTTTGGCGGGCCACCCCGTGCGTTACCCAGTTTCTTGTTCCCGGCGCCGAACGTGGTCGAGCCGCTGGAAGTGTATACGGTGTGGACGTGGATGGTCTGGTTGATCGTCTTGGGGATGGACTTTGACGCCTTGGCCACGCCGAGCAGCTGATCGGTGAGCTTCTTGGCCTCATTCTTGTTGCCGGTCATCTGCAGTGCCAGCCGGTAGAACGTGTTGCGCAGGGTCGACATCTGGTTGTTCAGTTGGTCGCCCGTTGCCCCGTCGTTCTTCATCGCCACGATTTTGTCCTGGAACGCCTTGGCCGTAGCGACAAGCTGCTTGTAGTTGTCTCGGCCCTTCTGCGTGTTGGTGTCCAGGGTGTGCCCGTTGGCCTTGATGGCGGCGGTCGTGTCGTCGATCGCCTGCTGCATGTTGATCTCGGCGGTGGCGGCGCTCTGGTTCGCCCCGGTGTACCGGTCGAATGCGGCCTTGAGGTTGTCGACCGTGGTCCGCTGGGCCTCCAGCGAGTCGACCAGGTGGTCACTGTTCCACGAGGTGTCCTTGATCGCGTACACGACGTTCACCTGGCTCTGGGTGAACGATTTGTTGGCCTGCTCGGTCCAACCCGCTGCCTTGGCCAGGTTGAGGAACACCCCGGTGTATCCACTGAGGGCGCTGAACACGGTCCCGAATTTGGCCTGTGCATTGGTCAGGAACGCGATGAGGTCGCCCAGCCCATGAACCAGCAGGGCGACGTCCTCCACCAGGTTCGAAATGGTCTCGGGGTGGTTGGCCACGGCGTCGAACATGGCGGTGAACCCGGCTCCGATGTTGGCCAGGATCGAGGGCATCCGGCCACCCAGCGCATCCATGACCTTTTTGTAAGCAACACCCAGTGAATCGAACATGGGGCCGAGTTTGTAGAAAGCCTGGCCGGTCCGGCGCAGGAACAGGCTGGACCCCTCGGCCATATTGTTGAACATGCTACGCGCGCTCGGCTCGATGCTGTTAAACGCATCGTGGGCCGCGTTGTCCAAAGCCACCCAGGTCTGCTGGAACGGTTTCGACAGATCCTTCATAGCAGCGGCGCTGTGCTTCTTCAGGTCGGTTATCGCAGTCTTTGCGATCTGGCTACCGGCCGCGAATTTCATACCTATGGCGGTACCGGCTGCCCCCAGTCCGAGGGTGACCAGCCCTCCAGCAGCGCTGGCGATGGCGGGTAGCTGGGTGATGGCGCCGATCACCGCTGGAATGGCGATGATCTTGATGTCCATGGCGCCCTTGAACATGTTCTTGAAGCCGTTGTCGGCTTCCTTCAGGGCGGCCTGAGCGTCCCGGCGCAGTTCCGGGAACGCGGCGGACAGGGCCTTGATCTCGTCGCGGTTCTGCCTCACCGATCCGGCCGACCGAGCGTTGGCAAGCGTCGTTGCGGCCTCCATCAAAGCGGCGTCGCGGGCCACCTGCCGGAACTGGGCCGCTTCCTTGTCGGCAGCGTTCGCGGCGGCCAGTGCCGATTCCCGAACGGCCAGGTCCGCTTTGACCTTCTGCTGGGTCGCCTTGGCCGAGATTTTGGCGGCCTCGGCTTCGTCGATCAGGCCATTTTTTAGCTTTTTGGCCGCCTTCTCGACCTCTTCCTCAGCGATGGCCAGCTTGCGCGCCGATTCGGCCGAGTTTTCGAACGCCCGCTTGGCGGAGATGCCCGCTTCCTCAGCGGCACGCCCAAACTTTTTGGTGGTATCGGCCGACCTGTTTACCGGGTCGTTGTATTCTTTGGTATCGGCGATGAACTTCTGTACCGCCGGGGGCAGGAAGTCGGCCATCAGGCTCCAATCGCCTTAACGAACGCCCGGACTCCGGCGTCATGGATCTGGCCACGCAAGCGCAGTGTGGCCGGAGCGATATACGGCCGCGCGGGAATGGTGGTGGCGTGGTTCTTGCCGGTCTCTCCGCCGAGTTCCTGGATCCGGCCGTACACAATGGTCGGACCCACCATGACCTGGAACTCGTACTTGCCGACCTTGCGAGCCCCCGACGCGGGTTCCTGCCGCATCGACCTGGCCAGATCGCCGCTGATCCGGGCCGGGGGGGCTCCCCTGGGCGAAGGGGTCGGCGTGCCAGCCGCGTGGCTGAACCTGCGCAGCTCGTTCGTCTGGATTCCGTACAGCAGCACCCGGCCCATCGCCTCGGCCGCTTTCGGGCCACCCTCGTCCCGGGCTCGATCCGAAAGGGCCCTCAGCCGGACGGCGACGGCCTCGATGTCACTGGGCACGAGGCACCTCCGTCGGCTGGTTGAAGATCGCCGAGACGATCGGGATCAGGTTCACCACTCCGATCGGCAAACTATCAACCTGCTCCGGTGTCAGGCCGTGTTCCACGATCATTCTGGTGTAAAACAGGTCGTCCATAGGCAGGGACGCACTGTGGTCGACTAGTCCTCGGAGGTGCTGTTCGATTCGCCGGAGTTCTTCGGGGAAGGGTAGTAAT